TAGTTAAAAAATATATAATGTCTGACATCCGATTTAACAACTGGAAACATCAATCGGGCACTGGAGGTGTCTCGCAGAATTCTGGTGGAAATGTGGGTATCGGATCTACACTTCCATCATCGAAACTTGATGTCGGTGGTGATGGTAAGTTTACTGGTGTTGTAACTGCCACCAGTTTTAAAGGTGATGGTTCACAACTCACTGGTATTGATGCGTCAGCCTTAAAATTTGGTGGTGCGGTTAAAGTTCAAGCAAATGCAAGTGGTGCTGTTATCACAGGTATTATCACTGGTGATGGTTCAGGACTAACAGGTCTTCCTTCAGGTAGTGAATTTAAGTTTGGCACAGCAGGTATCACAACTGTTAAGAATCTTGGTATTCAAACCACTACAGTTGATAATTATGAAACTGTTGGTGCTGCAAATTCATTTAGAGGTATCTACATTGGTGATGGTTCACTTGTATTCAACGCAAGACTAGATAATATCAATGGTTATTATATTGGAACTGGTCGAAACGCACTGAATGCAGGACCAGTTACACTGGGTTCAACTATGACACTTGACGGTGCATGGGTTATCGTGTAGAATAGGAGAGTTATGTCAATTACATTTCACCCAGACGGAAGAATAATACATAATGGAGTCAATGTCGCATCAAAACCGATGATTGATCGTTATGCTTTGGTAGATCCTGATATTACAACCGCAACAGATCCGTTAACTAATTGGGGTAGAATCACAAGTGGTGCTGATGCTCTACTAGGAACTGCTGAAGGTGGTGGTATGTCACTTTCAAGTGGAATTTTTACTTTTCCCTCCACTGGATTTTATTTAATAATGTGGTCGGCAGGACTTTATTTTAGTGGTAGTGGTGACACAGGTGCTGGTTTTAATTTACATACAACTGCTAATAATGGTACTTCTTGGAAGGCATATTCAAATATAGATGTAGGTTATACTTCTGCAACACTTCATGGTCATATAACCGATCAGGCAATTCTAGATATAACAGATGTTTCGCAGCAAAAAGTTAAGTTTATTACTTCAAGTTTTTCTTCTGGTACTAAAGTAAAAACTAATAACTCACAATACATGACTAATTGTAATTTTATCAAACTTTCAGATACTTAATAAATAAAATTATGAAATACGACATTCCAGCAGTATTACAAGTATTAAAACCAGGAGCACAATGGACTCTTGTTGGTGAGGATTACTCTGGTCTTGAATGGTTGGATAGTGGGCAACAACCAACAGAACAAGAGGTTAAAGCAAAGATTATAGAACTTGATGCAGCAGAACCAATAAAACTATTGCGTATTGAAAGAGATAAAAAAATTGCAGAGACAGATTGGAGAATGTTACCAGATCAAACACCTTCTGATGATTGGATAAACTATCGTCAGGCACTTCGTGATTTACCTGCAAGTGCATCACCTAAGTTAGATTCTAATTATGAATTAGATTTTTCATCTTTTACTTGGCCAACTGAACCAGAATAATTATGTCATCAGAATTAAGAGTCGATAAAATAATTCCAACTAGTGGTGTCCCCACTGGTGGTGGAGGAGGTATTGTACAAGTTATTACTCGTGCACCTAATTCTGGAAGTAATAATACTTTTACAACTACAAGTACATCCCTTCAGCATGTTAGTAATATGGATACTACAATTACTCCTATAGCTGCAAACAGTAAGTTATTATTCTTGGCTAGATGTGCAGGTCAAAACGAACATGGATCAAACACGAACGGAAGGCATCAAGTTGATTTAAGACGTAGTATTGCTGGAGGTTCAGATAGTAGTACTTTGCAACAATCTTTTGTTGGTAATTTCGGTTATAACAGTGGAAATAATGACCAAAATAATTATATGGTTCATTGTTTTAACCTGTTAGATAGCCCATCATATTCTTTAGGCCAATCAATAGTTTATAAATTTTTTATAGCAAGTGATACTTCTTCTAATACTGCAAAACTATCTATGGACTCAGGAAATAATGTCGGACCGAATACTGTAATTACGATAATGGAGATTTCAGCATAATGTCAGAATTAAGAACCAATCGAATCGTTCCAAGAGATGGACTTCCTTCTGGATCACATGGTGGAATAATTCAAGTTAAATTTGCAACACATCAAACAGAGGTAAATCAAGGTAATACTGGTGGTGCATATACTGGTATGGGATTACAAGTAATTTTTACTCCAGTTAGAGCTGATAGTATAATATATGTTAGATCTGTATTTAATGTAAGATCATATACTAGTAACAACATAGATGAATCTTATGCAGCTTTTGCATTAGTTGATAATACTAGTGGCACTATTTTGAATGAAACTGGAGTTAATAGCAGATGGGGTAATAGTAGTAGTGCTGGTAGAATACAGACAGATGTTGTATTAGAAGCATTTGTTGAAGCGGGTGGTACGGGTTCAAGAACTTATTTACCAAAAGTAAAAATAGAAGATTCCAATTATGGCGTTTATATTTTTCCAGATAATGTTTATTCTTCAGGCGGAAATAGATCCATAAACAATATAGGACATATAATGGCTTATGAGATAAGTTCATAAATAACTAAAAGGATATACTAAAAGAATGAGTACCCTTAGAATTCATGGTATTGAGGCAAAGTCAGATCCTACTAGTGCGTCAGTCAACGAAAAAATAAAAATAACAAATTCTAATGGAGATTTACTTTTTCATTTAGATGGAACGCAGTCTGGTATTGGTACTGTTGGTATCACCACGACTGGTACAACTTTTCATGTAGATCGTGCTACGGGTGAAATAACTTTTGTAACTGATGCCAAGTTTAATGGAACTGTAGGTATTGCAGGTACATTAACATATGAAGATGTAACAAATATAGATGCGATAGGAATAATTACAGCAAGAGCAGGTATTAACGTATCTGGTGGAACAATCACTGGTGATGGATCTGGATTAACTGGACTACCTGCAGGTGCTCCTGTTGGTGGTGCATCAACTAACACCGTATTCTTTGAGAATGACAATTCAGTTGATGTG